TAATTTTTAACTCTTTCTATTCTAAGGGCAGCCTCAGGAAGTTTATCTACTGGATACGAAGTAATTAAATGATCTTGGCGTCCAAGCATATCTGTCTTACCTTCTTCAGCTTTGAACTCATCACACAGTTTCTGTACTTCTGGTTTATCCCAGATGTAGTACTCAGCAATCGAGCTTAATTTACGTCGACGCTTATCTGCGTCTCCCATCCAGCTCAAGTGCCAACCTGCATCTCGATCCCCCACATAAAAGTTATTTGTGCTCGCACGTAAGGATGAAAGAGTTCCAAACTCTTTCAGTTGTTTCACCGTACTAGCTGTACCACACCGCCAATCAAACTTCTCCCCCGTGGGTGATTCGAGTTGCTTATCAGCTCTGCCATAGTGCATCGACATACTCAAGCGCACAATCTTGTCTGGTTGGTCTAAAACAGCTTGTTTGATTTCATCTAACTTTGCTGGGTTCGCGATCTCGTCGCAGTCAGAACAGATAAAAAAAGTATCCTCAGGAAGTTGAAAAAGGCCCACACTCAAAGCATCCCGCTGTCCTCGCTCTCTGATCCAAGGATCTGGGGCTTCTTCGACCGGAGGTAGTTCGACATGGAGAACTTGGACTTTTTCTTCGGGGATACCAAGCTCTCTAAGAGTATTAACGCAGCTAAATTCTTTAGGTTCGCCCCGGTGCGTACGATTCGCATC